CCAATTGTCTTAAAATATTATCTTTATTATCAGATTTCATACGTTCAAATGGTTGTGTACCTCTTTTACCAACTCTCTTTTTTATTCGCTTTGAATAGGCTTGATATTCAGCATAAGGAACGTTAATTTTAACATACCCACTCCCAGCAACGCTTGAATTTCTTATTGAGGCTTCTTGATATCCATCCTTATATGACACATATTTTTGTAAAGCATCAATCACAAGATTATCCAGATGTTTTTGAGTCAAGTTTAGGTTATTGTTAAACTCACGTACGTATGAACTATCATATTTTAATGTAAAATTTCCTACTTTGACTGATGATGGAAATTTAATGTTATGTAATGCCATTATTTTGCTCCAATTTTTATATGATTGATTTCGTTTAAGTCATTATCTTCAAATTCAAAGACATCAATGCTAGATACCTCATAAACATATTCTTTTCCATATTTTTTTATCAGTTCTGTTAAGGGTGCTTCTTTTATTTCATCATATACGCTTTTACCGACAATTACATCGCCTTTGTTACACTTCCATTCATTATTGTATCCGATAGTGTCAAATATTCTTATTAAAGCTGAATCTGATGATGATACACCTGTATTATTACGATTAAAAATAGATGTATTTCTTAAACTTGCTTTCAAATTGTATCTAGTATAATTTTTGTTTTTTTCCTTATGGAAAATTGTTATATCTTGAATCATAAATACCTCGTTAATTCCGAAGGTAAATTATTAATTATTGATTTTTTCTCATTTTGAATTTCAGTTTCTGACTTAAATGCTTTAGAAACACCATCTATGGATATAGATGTCACTTTTCTCGAACCATTTTCATTTATAAAGTCACATAGTCTACATGCGACATAATTAAGTTGCCATTTGTCATTAAAACTAAGATTATTAACAACATCCTCAGTTAATATTCTATTAACGTATTTATCAATTTCTCTACTTGCTTTTATTATTAAAGAATTAAAGAGACCAATTGATAAATTGCCCTTATATTCCGTTGTGTAAAAGGTATAGTCTGCATAATTTATCATATTTAGTCTCCTCCTTTACTAATCTTCTTTTTTCTTATCTTTATTAACTTTATCTTCTTTATTAGTTTTCTTATCTTTATTAACTTTAATAGTTAAACCTACTGTTCTTGCCATTAAATACACCTCCTACTTTTTAAAACTTAATGCAATACCTGCAGTCTTATTTTTCCATACGTCAACTAAACCATACTTTCTATATTTAGCAATATATGCATCTGCATTCGCATTGTTTTCTGGTGCAATTGCATCTCTAACAATATGCTTATCAAACTTCATAACAGCATTTTTATCGATTATCATATAATTAATATCTTTACCATCTGTTGCTTTCTTGAAGTGTCCTAATTCTTCCCCTTCGCTTACTCCATCCAATAAATCAATTTTTGTATAAAAGCGATTTTGTGGTACTTTTACTATTTTAGAAAATTTTGCTAATACTTCTCTAGACTTAGTTGTATCTAAAGCCATAACAGAATTTACTAAAGTTGGAGTTGCATATAAGATACGGCCTTCTTCTGGTACACTATCTTCATCCATTGTTGATGTATCTCTTAATAAGGCTTTTAGGAAAGCTTCACCATCTGCAAAATTTTCACCAGTACTTTCTGAAATTGTAATTCCAGAAGTTCCTGCTAGCTTTGCTGCAACATAAGCATTTCCTTCAGGTATTACTTTTTGTTCTTGTAATGCTCTTTGAGCAATGGCATAAGTATCCCCCATTGTTTCTTCATTATCCATTTCATCTAATTCAATTTTAGTTCCTCTGTCATAATCGAATGTAGTTGTTTTCCATTCAACTTTTACATCTGATTTAGTATATCCACTATTTCTTGAATAATCTCCTAAACCACCTTCAACAGATACTTGTCTGTAAAGGATTTCTTTTGCATTTGCACCTTGTCTAGTTAAAGACATATCAGAAGTTAAATCTGCGAATAAATCACCCTTTTTATATTTCTCATCTACTAAAGGTGTATATTTTTTAGCTAAAGCTATATTATTTGCCATATTTTATCATTCCTTTCTATATTCCCATTAATTCTTTGTCATGAGACAAATCCTCCGGTGGCTTTTCTCCGTGATTACCACCTAAATCAATGTTTTGTCCATCATCTTGACCATTAAATAGGTAATTGTGTTCTTCTTTAATTTTTTCTATTTGTTCATCAAGACCTGTAATTGTAAACAAACCATCTTTTTCTTCATAAGATAACTTTTCTTTATCAATTAGTTTTTCAAGTATCTTACTATCTTTTGCTTTAGACTTTTCTAATGCTTTTTCTAAAGCCGAATTTTTCTTGAAAGTTTCTACTTCTTTACTTCCATCTGCTTTTCCTAAATCATACTGTTCTTTTTTAATAGCCTCTATATCTTGTTTTTCAAAATCAGAAACTTTAGTATTTAAATTATTAATAACTCCTTCTTTAACGGTTATATCATTCTTTAAAGTACCTATCTCAGTATTCTTTTTTTCGATATCCTTTCCGTGTTCTTGCATAATTGCATTAACATAATTTTTTTTGGTATCTTCATCTTCTATTGATGAAAATAGATTTTCTAAAAACTTTCTATTCATTCTCTATCCCTCCTACGATTTTTGTACGTGTTTTTTCTTCACTTGAACTTTTAGAAAATTGCTAGTCTTTTCGTTGCTATGCCACACGAAAAAAGCCGACTATGTCGACTTATGGTGCCTCTGTAGGAGTTGCACCTACTAAAACTTTTAAGGCATAATAAAAGCACCTTATTTGGCGCTATTTCTCTTATGATATTCTTCCATATCATTTTTATACTTTTTCTTTTCTTCTTGAGTAGGAATATAATCCTCTTTAGAATTCCACAGTTTATTAGCTAATTCGGTTAGAGGACTATTTTTATTAACTTTAACATTATCACTCCAAAATTGAGTTTCTAAGGAATTACCATCTTTCAATTTATCTTTTTTTGTCATATTGTTCTACCTCCTCTAATTCAATAAATATTTTACCATCTTTTTTATAATAATCAATATATTTGAATTTAGAAGTTCTTTCAAATAATATTTCGCCTCCACCTTCATCATTTAAAGTTGATAAATTTCTCCCATTTATAGATTTTATTTTAAATTGTAATTTCATATTTTCATCATAAAATTCTTTTGATGACGAAATATATGATTTCCAACTTCCAATGCCATCATTATTGTCAAATATGCTTAATATATTATTTAATTGCTCAGAGCTAGTTATCTCTACACTTCTATTTACATAGCCATAGTATTTAGGAGCTTTCATTAATGAATTATCTAGATCATTTATAAAATCTTTTTGTTCTGCAGTTAATTTCTTATTATTATACAATAATTCATTTATTTTATAAGAATCTGAACTAATATATTTATTTAACGAATATCTTTCACTCTCTGTTAATTTATTAATCCAAGAGTTATTGTATATTCTTAATTTTAACTGAGCATTACGTAATTCTTTTTTTGCTTTGTCTGATGTATTACCACTAGCTACTACATTTTTCTTTGATTTAATCTGCCTTTTCAAATAGTTTATTTTCTGTTGTTCTTTATATTTTCTTTCAACTTCTTGCATTGTAGTATGTTCACTACCATATACCACTTTATTTTCGTTATTATCGAATTCAGCTAACCACAAGTAATTAACTATATGATTGCAATTGTATTCTTCTGTTAAATATTCATATTCCTTAAACATATCTTTACTCATAGTAACATCATCTATTGGCTGATGAGATGGTCTACATTTCGAGGAGTGGCCTATTCTTACGCAATTATAATCTATATCATTTCCAATTTTTTTTGCGATTGTATCCGCCACAGATTTAATACTTCCGTGAAGTCCACGTTTAACAACTGTTTCTATTCTTTCATTTCTGCCATTACTCGTTTTAAATGTAATACCTTTTTTTGATAAATATTCAATTACTCTATCAATAGCAGTCTGATGGTCCTCTTTACCAGTTATTACAGTTTTGTATATATCATTCATAGCATCCACATAACTTTTTTTACCTTGATAGGCTATGGTTCTTGTTAAATTGTTTAAATCATTATTCGTATTTTTTATAGTGGCCATTACTATTTGTTTAATATTTGAATCAAATGTAACATCATATCCCTCAATTTGAGTTGTAGCCAATTCATTAAATAAATCATTTGTATATTTTTTTCTTTTTGAAGTAATGTTTTGGGTTGTTTTTAATGAATTTTTATAAACTCGTTTAGAATTAGACTTTATTGAATTTTTATTTAAGTCACTTGAAATTATTAAAGCGATTATTTCATTAGTTAATTTTTGATTTAACTTCTCATATTCATTAACTATTTTATTATTAGTTAATTTATCAATATTATCAGGTGTGAGCATATGTTATTCCTCATCATTTATCTTGACATCTCCACCATCTAACATAGCTTTAGCAGTTTCTATATCTTCACCAAAAAATTTAACTCTATATTCCCACGGTTGCCTTAAGCCAGCCGATATCTCTTCTAAATACTGTTGTTTTAAATCTTCTTCACTTATTAAAAAACCATCTGTACTAATTACTTCTATCTTATCATTTTCATTGACATCCTTTTTAAAAAGCAAACGTCCTAGCAACAATATTCCTTTACATATATTTTCTACAAATTCATCTACGTTTTCACGATATTTACGAGCATTTATTGTTAAATCCGTTCTCTCTCCCAAATATTGAGTTGCGGTCACAACACTACCATTATTATTAAATTGATAATATTTTGTGCCCAAACCACACTTGAAACTTAACAAATCCAAGAAGAACTGAATACCATTTTTATTTTCTTCAACTCTTATATCAGGGTTATATTCCTTTATTAAACTATCTTCATTTATATTTTCAATTGGATCACCAACAATTTGAAATTGTTGTTTGCTTATATCATCAGGATAAATAACTCTTCCTTTTTCATCTTGTTGAGTAAGTTTTTTATTATAAAATATTTTTTTACCACCAAGTTTAAAATCCATAACAAAATTGTGAAAGGCTATATCAGCCGCATATATTTGGTCTATTGCATTGCCATACATTGAAAACCCTAGACCATTAGCTTCTTTCACAGGATTATCCGTCGGAGGAATTAGTATGCTGAATAATGGAATCTTAGAATTGGTATAATATTCTTTCAACACATTATCCTTTTGAAATTCTTTTCCGTTTTCGTCAATGTATATGTTTTTAATTCTATACGTTTTAAATTCATCACCATTTTTGTCTTTTTTCTTGACTAATTCGTGTATTTCAATGTAACAAATTTTCTTGTTTTCTTCTCTTATTTCACTTCCAAATGCACAATCAACTATTTTTCCATGTTCTACTCTTAGTGGTATAATTTGGCTTGCATTCACCCATACTTGATCATATTCTGTAAATTTATCTGTCGTTAATTGGCCGTTTACTAATTTTGCATTTTTAACACGATTAATACAAGCACAAGTTCCAGAGTATGCACTTTTTTCTATACCTGTAGAAAGATTTTTGTTAAATTTTAGTTTTAATAATTGTTCTTCTAAATATTTTTTATTTTTTTTAGTTGATGTAATTTGGTCTTTCTCGCTCCAACAAATGCTAGCCCAATCTTCAGCTATTCTCTTAGGCATTCCTAAAGAATACATTTCTCTGTCATATGAAACACCGTCATAAACTATTTTATATTTATGAAAATCGGTTTTTCCTTTCCATAAATCTATCCAACTATTTATTCTTGAATAAAATCCATCATAAGGATTATAATTTTTTGAACGTAAATATTCTATTATCTTATTATTCATAGCTTACCTTCTTTCTCATAATTGAATTCATCCATTTTTCCCATGAATAAACAAAGCTATCCAAACTATCAATGTCTGAAGTTTCGCCGTCATCTATCCATCTTTCATCTTTGCTTTTTTCATCGTATAAAGCCGCTTTTAAAGCCTCTATACAAGTTTTAGTGTCGTTTTCAACAAAAGATATCCTATCACTATTTAGTAATCTTATTATTGCTTCTATTCTGTCTTTAATCTTTGTTTTAATGCTATCTATAATAGGAATATTAAACTTGAGTTCCGACTTCAAAGAATTGTTTAACACTTGTTCAGCGCTATCACAGAATATTCCTTGTGGATGACCATATTTGTCTTCTATCTTTTGAATAAAATCATTTATCCAAGAAAAAAGAACCTTTGTATTGGTTCCTGTAGCTTTTAATTTATCACTTGATAAAACTTGTATTTTAGAGTAATCTCGTGCTATTTTTGTAGCAGTTATTGAATGTGATGAAGTATTGCCTCCCCAGTCAATACCTATAACTATCATACCGTTTATTATTTCATTTGTAATATATCTAGTTTCATCGTTTGCTATAGGTTTAAATATAATTCCTTCTGCATTACAAGCTTGACCTAAAATGTAGCGGTTATAATAAACAGTCCCTTGATACTCTTTACATAACTGTTCTACATATGTTTCAGGTAAAAAAGGATTATCAAATATTGCATATCTCTGCAAATATATATCTATATCACTATTTATAAACTTTTCAAACCAATGATTAGGATCTTGAGGATTACCGGCAAAATCACAACAACTATATTCGAATGACAAACGAGATTTCAACAATTCAAATACTTCTTTATTGATGTCATAGGCTTCATCTATATATAAGTATTTAACTCTAGGGCCTCTAAACTTTCTTACTCTTCCTACATTATCAGCGCCTATACAATAAACCTTTTCACCGAATATCTTGCAAGTGTTATCACTTGAGATATCAGTAACGACATCACTTGTATATATTTCTTGTAATGGTTCTATAACATTTCTTTGTATTGTTTCTTTTGAAACACCAACAATAAAATTAAGCCCTTTTTTGCCTATTCGTTCTGTAATTCTATCAGGAATAACATATAATGTATCTACATATGTTTTACCACACTGTGTAGCTCCAACTTTACCATTCCAACGATGATTTGCATTATTTATGTAGTCTGCTTGTTTTTCACTTAATTCAATTACCTTTTCGTTCACCGGCTACCTTCCTTATTTTAACCAATATTTCATTAGCATTATTGATTGCCTCTTTGTTTTCTGTATCAAGTATTTTTTCTCGCCATACACTAGGTTTTCTATTTTTTAACCAAAAAATCATAGCAGTAGTATCAGGAGAAATATACATTTCTTCTTTATAATTAATTACTTCACCGAGATTAGTTACCTTTTGTTTATTAAGAGTTTTAGTATACCCTAAAGCTTTTTTTAATAATGCATTCTCAACTTCGAAATCAATAACTTCTTTTCCCTTTTTTAAGGCGTTGGATATGTCGGATTCTTTCTTTTTCCAATCCCACAATGTCGACCTATTTATTCCTATATTTTTTGCTATCTGTTCTTCAGTTAAGCCATCTCTTGCCCAACCCTCTAGCAAGATTAACTTATCTTCTTGTAGCCATTCATTAATCTTGCTTTTTGCCATAGTTAATCTTCCTTATCTTCTTTTTTATCTTTTATTATCTTTCCTAAAAAACCTTTAGACTTTAATTCTCTATATCTTTCTTCATTACATACAAAAATATTACCTTTCAAAACCGGTTTTAGTTTATTCTGTTTATCATTGAAATCTTTTATAACTTCTGATCTTATCATTTTCTCCTCCTAGTATAAAAAAAGAACTATATTAGTTCTAATTTGTATCTTTAATAGATACTGTCTAATGATATATCTTCCTTTAATCAAGAATAAGATACACGTATCTAACATATATGCTCTTTGCAAAGATTTGGAGTTGGTGATTAAAGTCTTTTTACCTTAACTTGCGAACCATTTTCTCAACATATATGTATATCACTAGACACTAACTACTAAAGTTAGTATTTTTCTCTTGTGAGAAATAAATTGAGCATAGTACCTTAATAGATACTGATACTAATGATATAGGTGTCAAAGTTCACCAATACTCTATAAGTTTTTTTCGCTAGAATTACTAGGACGGTTGAGTATAAAACCATAATTTAATATGTTAAAAACCTCTGTCTTGTTTTTACATATATCATCAGTATCACTACCTACTAGAGATAGTTTGACCTTTTCATATTAGTATGAAATACTGACAGTTACCAAACTGACAAATCACCTAAACTCATTCAGCCAACTTCGTTATGCTTGGTCTAGCAAGGCGAGCTGTTTTACCTAATGCTTTTTATAAGCACCATAGAATAGATAAGAACTATATTTTCCCAATGTTCTACTGATTTATATAGTCAACCTCATAGAACAGGTTATGACATTATCTACTCTATGCTACCTATAAAGTATTTTCTTCACACCTTGTTTCATATTTACATCCATTGCATATATTTTTCATACACATTTTAGATTTTTGATTGTTTGAATAAAATTCTATTTCTACATAGTCTTCTTTATCTTCAATATACTCGTGTACTATTTTTTGAATATATTTTACGTTATCATTTGGTATAGTACCTGCTTTTACCATTCCATCTAATATAGACTTAGGTATGCAATTATCTAAATCTGCTATTTTAGACTTTATATGCCACTTAAATACAATAGTTAATGGGAATGTGTTAACCTTTTTGCCTTTAAATAGTAAAGCTACTATGTTAGTTTCTTTTTGTTTTATCGTATTGGCGTAATAAGGGTTACTTCTAGATGAATTTATTATTTTATTTAAGTTTTCAAACTTGTACTTGATTATCATCTCTTTTTACCCTTTCCACGAAAAAATACCTAGTTATTAGGTATTCTCTCACTATATCAATTGTATCAAAGAAAACGTATCATATCGTATCATCATTTATAGCTCTTTGACATTTCCATTTTTTATAAATTCTTTTACATTGTATAACTGAGTAATGAACTTTTAAAGATATTTGTTGCCAAGTAAATTTTTCTAAGCATTGCTCTTTATAATAAACTATCAATTGTACTACTTCATCATATTTACCTAATCTTAATAATTCCTTTTCGATAAAGTTTTCAAGTAAAAGTTTTTCTTTAAACAGCTTGTCCAATTCTTTATCTAATAATTCATTTTTGATAACATATTTAGCATATTTATCTTCTCTTTTTCCACCATCAACTAAAGTTTTGTCATATTTAGTAGCCTGTGGCATCATTTTAGACATTTCTAGCTCTTTTTTCTTTAAATAATACTCTATTTCATTATCTATTTTATTTATTTGATTATTAGCTTCTTTTATTGTCATAACTAGCCCTCCAACTTTTCTTTTAATTCTTCTTCGTTGTAAATTCTATTCTTATAAGGTTGATTTAATCTTTTTTGTGTTTTATGAATTTCTGCAAGGATCATTTTCCTATTATCTATTCCTGATAGTTTATTTTTCTGATTAGCGTAGGTTCTTAAAATTTCCTCTTCATTTTTTATTTTTCTTCTTTCGATTAACTTTTCTTTAAGTTCCTTTACTATTCGATAACAACTTTTAGAATTCATAGTATTGTTTTCTATATAATGATACAAATCACTTATAGCTAAATCATTACTAGATTTCAACTCTGGTAATTCATTTATATATACATCTATATTATCTAGTAGCGCTATTGCTTTTTCTATTTCTTCTATCATATACCTCCTAACTCCAAAACCCTCTTACTTTTTATAAATTGTTTTCAATTTATATATCCCTAGAAATTTAACATATCTTTGTATTTTCTTTATTGTTAAATAAAGATTATAATTGCAAAAATTATCATCAAAGTATTTTATATATTTCTCTGGTTTATTAACATAATTCACTTTACCAGTCGTGTATGTTACTATATCGCCCTTTTTTATTTCTTTTATATTTTTCATTTGTTCCTCCCATTGATCTTAATTCATCTACATATTTTTTCTTCTGCTTTTTTAGTTGCTTAATTTCTTGATCAACTAAATATATTTCATATTTAAGTTCTTTTTCTCTGTCCTTCACGTTCTACCTTCTCTTCAAACTCTTCAATTAATCTTGGGTCTCCCATTACTTTAGCCATAGTTAACAAATTATTCATTGCTACTTTGTACTTGTATTCTAGTATGTTATTTCTTTTAATTACACCACATAATTTTATAACTAATATTATGCTTAAACCTATAAAGTAATATATCATTTGTTCCATCCTAATTCTTCTACTTGTTTATTTATGGCTTGTAATAACTTCATATCTAATATTACACCATTGCTATTTTTACTGCTGTTTGACATAAAAACTTCTCTTTCAAGTCTGTCAAATGATATATAGTCTGGTTCAATTAATCTTCTTTTTTCTTTTTTATAACAATTAAAACCATCGTCCTCATAATATTCATAACCTAGTTCTTCAAATAACTCTCTAGCACTTTTCATTATTTATCATCTCCTATTCAGATATTTCTTTAATTGGTATATATTTACCATCATAAATATATTTGTATTCTTTCACTTGCTTAATTGTTCCATCTTCTAATTTGCATATAGGACTACCCTGTCCACCTCTTCCATATTCCTTAAATTCATAAGAACACTCTTTTGCAACACCATTATTGTTGTCTAAATCTACATATTCATAATGATATTTATTTTGTGGAAAACACATACAAATTAATGCAAATGTTATAAAAGCAATACATCCTAAAATTATTCCCCCTATCCATTTCAAAAAATCAATCATACCTATTCTCCTATTATTTTTTTATATTTTTGTAAAATCTTTATATACCAAATATCTTGTGTTTGTTTCCAATTATCTTCTAAATACTCTATAAACTTTTTTTGTTGAGTTTTATATTCTTTAATTTCTATACGAACATCTTTGTAAGTATCTTGATATTCTTTTCTCCGCCTATTAAATTCATTGCGAAGTTTCATTTCTATTAATGTGTCTTGTGCAACTAATTCATTACTTACTTCAAGTTGCTTCTTTAGTTGTTCTTTTTCAAACATAACATTCTCATAATCTGCTACTGCATTTTCATATTTTTCTTTTAATTCTTGATTTTCTTTTAATAAATCATTGTAATCAGGAACTTTATTTAATCTATCAACAGCATTCATTAAGTCATCAATATTAATACCAGTCATAGTGCTTATTGGATTATTTGTTTCTACTTTGGGAAGTTTCATAATCTCTTTTAATAATTCTTCTTTAGTCATTTACTTCACTTCCTCCACACTTAATATTTTTAAAACATAATATAGTTGACCTGGTATCGCTCCCCAAGCAGGGTTACCATAATCTTTTTTTATTACACAACCAACTTTTAGAGTAGGACTATTTTTTGAGTAACCATTTCTTAAAAGAATATAATAACCATAACCTGTACTTTCACAAAAATTTACTTTTTTATTTAAGCGACTATCATAATATGGTTTTATTTCTCGATATTCTTCTTTTTTTTCTCCACTAAGTATCATGTCAAACCATTTCTTTTTTATTGGTAATGTTAGCATTATTTAACCTCTTTTCTTTTTTATAATTTTTAATAACAATAAATAAATTAATTCTAATGGGAAAAATAATATATCCAAGAATAAGCAAAATGGAGTTAAAAATATGCTTAATAATAATATATTTACTATTTCTTTATTGCTATACCCATATTTACCATAGGCATTTTGATATTCAAAATCAGCTTTAAATTCTTTCCATAATTGTTTAATCAACATTTACTCATCACTCTCTACTTTCTTAATTAAATCGATTGTTACATTCTTAATTAAATCAATTTTTGCTTCGTTAATAAACAGCCCTATACCAAATAAAAGCATTGCTTCACAATCCCATTTGTCTGGACAGCCTTTTATCTTTTTCATATCATCAGCACTAATTCCAAACAATTTGCCATTGTTTCCATTAACTTCAAATCCCCATATTTCTTCAGTTTCTCCACATTCGCATTCTTTCGTATCATATTCATAGCCATAGTAGAAACCATAGTTTGTTGTTGTTAATACTGCATAATCGCCACTAATTGTTACATCAATCATTTATTATCACTTCCCTCTAGTTCTTGCATTTTATCTAATACTTCAAATATTTTTATATGTTTAGTAAGAACCGTTTTATCCGTTGGTATTTGGTTATACAAATATTCTCTCAACTTATTCCAGTTATCTTTATATTTTTTGTAACTTAACAATTTATCTATATTATATTCTTGAACATTAGTTATTTTAAAACCTCTGTTTTTTTCTTTGTTAAGCCTTTCATATTCTTTATTTATCATTTTTAGTTGTTTATTTTCTTGCATAATCAATTTTATTTGATTTTCTAGTTCTTCTTTATGCTCACGACATACATTTTTACTATATAAATTTCTAGTAACTAAATTGATTAATGCTAAGTCATTTAAAATATAATTAAATTTAGCCATTTTCCACCTCTTTTAACCAATCTTCAAATTCTTTCAAGTAAGCATTATTTGTTGTTTCATCTTTTTCTAATATACTTTGTAAAGGATCTAATATTTCACTAACTATGTCTACAAATTGACAACAGCCAGCCCCATCTCTATATTTTTCGTTATATTTTATAAGTTTAATTGCTTTATCAATAACTTCTTTTTGCTTTTGGCTTTTTTCTTTCCAATTAACCATTTCATTAAATAATTCTTTAAATACATCTTTAGGTATTAAATAATGGTCTGAACCTTGTATATAATACTTGTTATAATCTTCTATTTTCATTCTGATACCTTCTTTAATTGCTCTTGAAATTTGACTGCTTCTTTTTTTAACCATTCAATAGCATTTGTTAATGCTTCATTTTCACCTGAATAATCACAAGGATGAAAACAATCAAAATTAATTTCATAATATCTAGAAGGAACATTATTGTTAAAGCAATACTTATTTACTGATATATCTGCTCTAAAATATGCATAGTATTTTATGACTCTTAAGCGAATATATTTGTTTCTGGATAAATAATATTCTTTCATAATTTAGTCCTCCTGTTCCTCTTTTTTCTCCTTATATTGTAAATAATTTATAATTTCATTTATTTTATGTGCTATACATTTTACATCTCCAGGATATACCGTTCTATTTAAATCTTGCATAACATCATTAGGTATATGCTTAGGCATTTCTACCTTTTTTGCTTCTTCCAAATTACCAATGTTTTTTATTATGTCCTTTAATACCTGTATATGGTCAGCATGAACAAGTTTATATTCTCCACCCATAATAGTTTCACTTCTACATATACTCCACAATAAACTCATCAATCTTTCTTTTATTTCATTCATAAGCCTCATATCCCTCTGCTTTCTCATATAATTGACCATCTATTACAAATCCATCTCCACTAGGATGTATGTAATACTCACATTCAGGATGTTCTTCTTTGTAATCAGTGATCGTATTATTAGCCTTTATTACTTTATGTTCTAATTTTTTATTTTCAATTTTCAACCTTGATATGTCATCTTCATATTTGTTACTACTGATAATTAATAAACCTATTGTCAATATTCCAAATAATACTATAGATACTAGCAAACCCAATAAGTTATTTATAATAAAATCATTTATTCTCTTCATAATCCACCTCTTTTAAAATCTTTATTAACCCTTTATAGAAATCTTTTATTGATATCTTTATGTACTCTGATTGTCCAATTTCTTTTTCGTGTTCGTGTTGTTTGATTAATAATTTAGTTAATTCTGTTATCATAGTTTCCTTTCTATATATCAAATATTGTTGCTTGTTGATTTATCTTATTTAACATTAATTCTTTTGATTTGTTTGCAAATTCTTTTTTTATTTCAAAGCCATAACAACTTCTTTTTAATTCTGCACAGGCTCTTAATGTACTTCCACTTCCACAAACTGGATCTATTACTACGTCCCCGACATCTGTAAAAATCTCAATCAGTTTTTTTAATAAATTTACTGGTTTTTGTGTAGGATGAATTTTAGGATACTCTTTGGTATCTTGTTTCCATTCAAACCAATTAAATATCATTTTATTATTTCCATATACATCCTTATTGTTAAATTTTGGTAACTTGTCTCTATATAACACTATTGCATATTCTGTCGCTCCTACAATTTTCATATTAGCCTTTAACACCTGACTAGAATAATTTTTTATAAATATTAAAGGATAATTTTTCATAAATCCATGCTTTTTACCCATCTCAACTACCATCGGTATTTGTTCAAATGCACAAAATATTATCATTGCTGGTGCTTTTCCCTTTTCTTTTGGCTCTTTTATTAAATATCTAGAACAAAAATCAAAAAAATTATTTATTTTAAAATCATCATCTGTATCAAAAAACTTAGCATTCGCAAATTTACTTTCCCCTTGTTTATTATCCCCATTTACATACCACTGTGGATTGCTAGCATAAGCATTATTACCTAAATTATATGGTATATCGGCTATAATTAATTGTGCTTTAGAATTTATATATTTTTTTGCATTTTCAAAGTGATCATTTACTAATTTAATTTTGCATTTTCTTTTATTATCGATATTTATAATTTTGTCTACTAATTCATATTCCATAAAATCACCTTAAAACGCGATATCATCATCTGTGATTTCAATTGAACTTCCAAATTCTGAAAATACATCATCACTCAACTTTTGTTTAGTATTTTCTGTTTCTGTAGTCTTTTGTTTAGATTCATCTTTTCTCGATTGTAAAAAATCTATACTATCAACTATAACTTCTGTAACATAAACACGTTTTCCATCTTTATCTTCATAGTTTCTTGTTTGTATTCTTCCTTCTATTCCTAAAAGATCTCCTTTTTTTACATATTTATTTAAAAGTTCTGCTGTGGATTTGTAAGCTATACAATTAATGAAATCACTTTCATATTCTCCGTTTTGATTTTTAAATTTACGAGTTACTGCTAAAGTAAAACTTGTTATTGCAACGTTGTTTTGGTTATATTTCAATTCTATATTTTTTGTTATTCTTCCTGTTAAACATACCTTATTCACTTTTCTGTTTCTCCTTATTTAATTCTTTAATTGCATTCATTTTTTCAATTCTTAATTTTGTTTCTTCTTTTTCCATTTCGATATCATAGCATTTCTTTACTATTGTTTTATAAAATTCAAGGTCAACAATTTTAATAAAATTAAGTAATTCACTACCAAAATTCCAACTATCCTTAGCTTCAATTTCACTACATTCTCTATTTAATTTGCATTTTTGAGCTACAAAATTTTTTATTTTTTCTACTAACCATTTATCATTATCGTTTGGTCTTTCCTTTAATAATAAATCCCTATATTCGCTTAAGCTTATCGTTATATTTTTATCTTTCATTATTTTTTACCTAACAAATATTTCCTATAATGTTCTTTATGTTCAGGATATATTTGTATCATCCTTTCGTATATTTTTTTCTTTATTTGTTTATTATTTTTACTGTGAATTTCTATTATATGATCGTTATAACTTAATGGTGTTAAATTCCATATATTATTATTAGTTCTATCTTGATCAATATGATGATAATGTCTTATGGTAAATACATTACCCTTTTTAGGTAAATATTGTTCCTTATAATCAACTACATAATCTGGATTATCATAAGCCTCATATAATTTATCTAATTCATTTCTCACCTTTTTTGGTATTTCCATACTTCCCCCTAAAATTGTGCGACGATAAACTCTCCGTTTTTTACCTCTAAACGTATGTTATCGTTTTCTCCCATAGCTTTTAAAGTTTTACTAGCCTTTACTAATTGATTAAATGCTCTTGTTCTATAATCTTTAGCACTTGCTATTATTTCGTCTTTATTTGATGTCAATTTGTATCCCCTTGATGAATGAGCTAAATACTTATCAGTTTTATGTTCAAAATAACTTTGATTATGTATTTCTACCATTTTTCTAAAAGTACGTTCGCCCATCGTTACTCCCTCGGATTTAAGTATTTTTAGAATGTCTTTCTTTTTAGTCCATTCAAGCAGTTTATCCGATATAAGTTCTATCATTTCCATTCCTCCTTTAGAATCTGCAATTCACTAGGTGTCATAGTTTCAATTCCTATAGCCTTAGCCTCTTGAACTATACCATCTATCAACTTTGACATTTCTTTAGTGTTCATTTCTGAACTTGGTGTATAAACTTTGTAAATGTAAAACTTGTTTCCATTTGCTTCTCTTATTCCATCTAAGTCATAATATTTGAATAAACCTTTTACATCCTTAGTTGGTAACATAGCTTGTGTTATTACACCATAATGTCTTAAATAATCTTTATGAAGTTGTTCTTTATCAATTTTCATTGCATCTGCAATTTGTCCTAAGATAAGCCAATAATAGGCGTTGGCATCTAATGAACGTTTATTTCTATGTTTAGTTATTTTAATATCATATAATGTATCCCTGTCTAGTTTTAATAATTTGGGTATTACATCATCTACTTTACTAATAAAAGTCTGCATCTCTCATTCCACTTTCTTCGTATGCTGTTAATGGTCTTGAATGTTCTTTAAAATTTTGATGATTTTCTTTTAATTCATTATATTTTTCATTAATATCTTTATAATCATTCTCTAATGAGTAATACTCTTTTATTAAATCTCTTACATAGTTATTAATTACGCCTTGAGTATTTTCTGTTAAATAATCTAACTTATCTTCAAATTCCATAAATCATTCTCCTTTTGAACCCGTCAAGTCTATTCCTGCTTCTAAATAATCATCTATTATTTCATTAACAATTGTTTCATCTGTTCCAGCCATTCTTATAGCAATCTTGCCAAATTTCTCTTGGCTACTTTCGTATGCTATTTGCTGATTTTCTGGTACTAATAATTTCTTTGTTTTTATGTTTTGACCATATAAACTATGCATTTTCGAATCAGTATTATTTGCCTTCTTTAATTCAATTTCTAGTTTCAAAAATTGTTGTAAGTTTAAATCACTTAATTCGCTCCATAGATTATCTCTACAAAATTGATTTAAATCTTCTAATCTTACTCCTAGCTTTCTCATTAATTCTTTAATAGTATTTTTAACAATTACAATTGCATCAGAATTCTTGATATACATTCCTTTAAATATCTCGTACGACTTATAAGAATTCTTTTGCATATCTTCTGCACTTGCTATAGCTTTGTCTACTCCAAAACCAGCAAACCCTAAAGCTCTTCCTACTGCAGATGTTTCACAATTTTCGATCATAGATGTTAAATTTATTTGATTTTTCCCCTTATTAGTTTCACTTGCAGTTCCAGTTGCAATTATATTGTCCTCACAATCAGTAACAATAGTTTTCATTCTTACATAATTTTCATTTATCTCCTGAATTTCAGTTTCTATGCTCCCAGTAGGATAAACCTTTCTATATGCTTTGATACGTTCATTTACTTGAGCATAACCTTTTCCTTTAATATCAGTAGTTTGTATTTCGTCATTAGCTTTCTTTATTTGCTCGTAGCTTACTTTGATATTTTCCATTTTTTATCTTCCTTTCAAGTTTCTTTATTTCCATAGTTTGATTTAAATTTTCAACCTGCAAATCTTCACATTCATTTAGTTTCTTTCTGTAAGAATTTCTAAACGTGCCAGTTCTTTTTTCTTCATTTAGTAAACATTGTCTTAATGTTTGATTTTCAGTTTGTAATTTATCTAGTTTTGATAAATTCTTCTTATCTTGTATTTTTAATACTTCGTATCGAATTAATAAATCGACATACTTAATTATTTTCATTTAACCAATCATAATCCGGTATTTCTATGTCCGGTTCATCCTCCTTTGATTTTTCTATTAAATCTTCATATTTTTTATCTTTTATATTTTCTAAAATAGCGTTTGTATATTTTAAATTGTTTGCTCTAGCTACCATTGTTTCTTTCAACGCATACTCAATTTTTTTCCAATCGTACTCTTTAAGCCAAACGTTAACCAGTTCTATCTCAATTGAGTTTAAAGTCCGACCTAAAATTTCCTCTATATTATTTATAGTAGTAGTATAAGAAGTATCTATATTCTTATATAGTGGTTGCTCGTTGGTTACTTGTTGGTTATATAGTTGGTTAATTGCTTGGTACTTATCGTAATTAACTATTGATATTATTGAGAAAGTGTTGGTTGTTTTGATGGTTATTTCGTTGGTTGATTTTAGGTGTTTTATTGCAGTCCTTATTTCTTGCTCAGTTAAAGCTAATTCTTTACTCAATTGCTTTCTACCTGTAATAAAGCTCCCTCTTTTTATCTCTACCCCTTCATAAAAACCATCTTTCCAATTTGCTTTTAGCAAACAATGAATGAATAATATCTTGGTGTTTTTATTTTTGTACCATTTCCAATCTAGAAATTTTTTATGAAGTTTTATCCATACTTCATTCATCATTTACCTCCTACATTTGCTTTATTCCTATTTTTGTGATATCTTATAGGAGTAAATTATTTTTATTTACGTATTACTTTGGTCGCATGTGTTTCAGCACTGTGACCTTTTTTATTTACTTTCAATATAATTCCTCCTTTTAAACCAAAATTATAAATACTATATTTACTATTGTAATGATCAAATATATTAGCATTACATTCTTATACTCTTTAATTAGTTGTTTCAATTTCTTCACCCTTTAATATCCTTTCTATATATTTTGGTATTGCTAAATATGGTCTTGTAAAAGGTACATACATCTTTTCCTTTTTCATTAAATCTCTTGCCTTTAGCATAATCTGTCTTGATTCTTCTTTTCCAAAACCTTTTTCTAATAAATAATCTTTTGTTACGTATTCCATATTATTTTCCTTTCCCTCTAACATCTAATGGAGCCTAGAAACGACGAATACTAGTTTTTTTTACCTTGAAAGGAGGTTTGCTTCTAGACTCAATTAGATGTTAGAGATTTTTAATTTTAATAAAATTTTGTCCAATCTATTTCAAGAATTTTGCCTAGTTTTTTTGCTATATATGGTTTTGGTTGTCTAAAACCAGTCTCATAATTTGAAATAGTTTGTACAGTAGTATCAGATAATTTTGCTAGCTGTGCTTGGGTTAAACCTTTACTTTCTCTAGCATCTATTAGCCACTGTCTTTTCATAATTCACCACCTTGTCTTTTTACACATTTTGTTATATAATTTAAGTGCCTTGATATTGGCAGAAAGTGAGTGTGATTAATATCAAACTTTTAATATTTTCTGCCTTGCCTAGATACTGAAAAGTCTTATCTGCTATGAGGCACTACTTTTAAAGTAGCGAGAAAGAAAACTCTTAAATGATAAGTAATGGCAACTATGCGCTAGTAACACATAGGGTTGAATATAAATTGGGGTTACCACTTCGAGGATCGGAGACCTCGATAAAAAACCGTAATGATAACAACGATTTAGACTATATACTGCCATTAATCTAGTATTAAACTCTTGAATAGTAAGCTTTACTAGGGCTTTCTATTCTCGTACTTATTGTTGAAATCAAGTCTAGTTTGCCGACCGGTCTTGATTTCTTTTTTTTGTAATCATGTTATTTTTTATTGATTACATTTACATTATATAATGCATTTCGCAATTTGTCAATACACTTTTATTCATTTATTTATTTTTTTTGTTTTTTAATGCGTTTTGTTATATAATCATTGTAGAAATGAGGGAAAAATATGCTTTCAAAAAGATTGGTTCAATTGAGAAAAGAAAAAAAGCTCTATCAAAAAGATTTGGCTAAAATTTTAAATGTCGCTCAACCTACCATAGGTGGTTGGGAAAGTGGTGCAAGAACTCCCGATAATGATATGCTTATGACTTTAGCCAATTACTTTGATGTATCTACAGATTATCTGTTAGGACGTTCTGACAATAGAAACCCTAGTAATGGTTTATATACAAAGACAATAACTGATGAAGATGGCTACTCTATCGAAATAAAAACAGAAGTTCCTTTTAGTGAACTTCCTAAAGAAAAGCAACAAGATATGATTGACGTTGCTATGGAAAAACTATTTGAAGTAAAAAAAGAAATTAAAGAAAATAAAAATTAACATGCAAATATAGGAAGGAAGATCTATATGATATTCTTTATAATAATAGGAATAATTATTTTAGTTTCTTTAATAGTCTCAGAAAGTAGTAAAAATGAGAATGAAAGAAGAAACAGATCAAATTTACGATGTCCAATATGCAATGAAAAAAAATTAATATCTGATTTAAGCAATGCTAGATTTAATTATGAACATATATGTAAAAAGTGCATTATTAAAATTCAGAAAAAATATGGAAAATCACAACTTAACAATATATATCTCGAAGACTTACAAAACACTGTGAGAGAGTATGATTCAAAACAAGAAAAAAATTCTAATAATTGCGATAACTTTAATAGCGAAGATGATTTTCTAACCTTTTCTACTTTGGAAGAACAATACGAAGTTACAATATCCAAGCATTATATGTATTTAGAAAGAATAGAAATGCTATATTCCACAGCAATAAATATGCCGAATATAGACAATCGTGCAACAAAAGAATGTATAGAATTATGTAAAAAAGATATAGAATTGGCAGAATCTTTTAAAAGTTATTTTTTAGAAAAGCAACAATTGACACATACAAATGAAGATTTACCATCTTATGGTTCTTTTTATTACTTGACTCGTTTATATGATAAGTTAGGTATGATAGAAGATGCTATTTATACATGCGCTTATGCAATAAATTTAGGTTACTGGAAGGATAATAGCAAAGGTGGTATCCCAGCAAGATTAGCAAGACTAATAAAAAAATATTATAAAATATAACTAGGTGATAG